GCGTAAAGAACAGGAAAGCGGAAGCGAGCAAGTAAATGCGGACCGCCGCGAGCATAAGCAAATAGTTTATTATACCGTCCGCTATAATTCAGCAATCGGAGTTAAGGACAGAGTAGTTGACGCGGGGCTTAACCATAATATTGTTAACATTGCAAACATAGCGCGCAATTTATATTTGAAGTTGGAAACGGAACTAACAGAGTGAGCAACAAAGTAGAAAATATCGCCGAGGTTATTAACTCATTAAAAGCGATGGGCGTCGAAATAGATAGCCCAGATTTACAGCGTATGCTCAAAGCTCAGGCGTTACCTATAATTAATAGTGCAAAAAACTTAGCGCCTAAAGAAGGCGGAGACTTGGCGGCATCCATTGGCTTTATTACTGGAAAGGACAAAGACAATAAGACAAAAGTGCTGATAGGATTGCGCAAAGAATATTACAATAATTACCTAGGGCCAATGTTTGAATTTGGTGTGCCAACAAATCGTATACAGTCAACAACGGGCAGAGACACAGGGATATTAAAAGCGCGCCCTTTTATGCGCCCTGCATTGGACCAAAACGCGGGCAAGGTAACGGACGGAATTATTAACGGAGTAGATAAAATACTCGCTAAACTAGCAAAAAAAAATAACTTAATATACAAATAAAATGGCAACTACTGGACCAGTAAACGGCACGCTTATAAGCATCTATAAAGATGTGAGCGGCACACTTAAAAAAATCGCTAACGCGACTTCTAACTCCCTCGACATTTCAAAGGACATGATTGATGTAACTTCAAAAGACAGCGCAGGCGCAAAGGAATTTATTGCGGGTGAGTATGGCTACACTTTGAACGTCGAGGCTATCTTTGAAGATGACTCTAGCGTTGGAGCTGGGCAAATTTCGTACAAGGATTTGGTAACAGATTTGTTGGCGGGTACTTTAGTTACTATTGTAATGACCTCAAACGTAACAGGTGACGAAAAATATACTGGCTCTGCTTTCTTTAGCAGCTTAAGCCTTAGCGCGCCAAACAACGACAAAGCAACTTGGACTGGAACCTTGCAAGGCTCTGGAGCTTTGACTTTGGGAACTGTTGCGTAATAGTATTATATTTGTGCTATGAGCACTACAATTAAACTAGGGGGTGCTGAGCATCCCCTTTTATTTAACATGAATAGCCTTCGTAATATTATGGAGGTTGCAGGCATGGAAACTTTTGCGGATTTAAACCTACAAAAGGACTTGGCAAAGTCTATGGATTTCGCACTTAGCTGCGCGTTTTACGGCATCCTAGAAGGCTACGAGGCCCAAGATAAAAAGACGCCCTACCCAACAGTTCAAAAATTAGGAGCGGCCATTAAAAAGTTTCAAGAGATTAGCCCCGCGTTGGAAGGTTTCACCGCTGCAATTACAGAATTTTTTGCACCTGCTGAAGAGTCAACGGGGGAGTAAATGCCAAGGGCGACAGCGCCCCGCTAACTTGGCGCAAGATTGAGCGCATTGCTTACGGCGAAATGATGCTAAGCGAAAGGGAGTTTCTACTTTCTACGCCTCGCTTTTGGCGTTTGAAATTGGAAGGTATGCGCGAAGCTCAGCAGCAGCAGTACAGAAACCACTGGGAAATAACCCGCTGGGCGGTTGCTACGGGCATGGCCCCGCACTTAAAGAAACCTATTGAGCCCAAACGGCTGTTAACATTTCCTTGGGAGGAGTCCGATTACCTATCAATACACGACGCTTTAAAGTTATATTCGCATGTGTTTGACAAGTTAACCCCAGACGCCAAAGCATGAGCGCAAATAAAATAGTTTACAATATCCTAAGTAATAACGCGGCGCTTACTGCGCTAATATCTACGCGATTAAATCCCGTCAGAATACCACAGGAAAGCGCTTTCCCTGCTGTGAGTTACCAGTTAATTAGCGACATACCTAACCCTACAAAGTCAGGGCATAGCCGTACGGAGTTTGTAAGGGTGCAAGTAAATGCTTATGGGATTACTTTAGCAAGTGCCGAGTCGGTATCTTCAGCTATTCGGACGGCGTTTGAGGCGGTTACTTTGCCAAATACTTTTAACGGGATTAAATGCCAAACGATAGAGTTTGACAACGAAATACAAACTGCCGACGATACGGCAGCCTTTGCGGGTTTATACCAAATTTCGCAGGACTATATAATTAACTTTACTAGGTAATGGCTAAAAGTTTAAATATTGTAATTGGTGCAGACATTGAGAAACTGCGCGAAGGCTTTAATAAGGCTATTGCAGTAGTTCAATCTGGCAGCAATAAGATGAGTGCCGAGGTTGCTAAGTCCGCTAAGTCGATGGAAGAGCGTTTGGCAGCGATTGCTACGCGTAACCCAACAATGGGAAGCGTAAGGCAGTTAACCCAATTAGCAATGGAAGCGCGGGCGTTAGGTCCAGAGTTTGCCCAAGTTGCTAACGAAATAATTAAACAGGCGGGCCGCATGAAGGACGCCATCGCTGACACGCGCGGAGAGGTTGGGTATTTTGCAAGCGATACGCGTAGGCTAGACGCTGTGCTCGGTGGAGTGCAGGGATTAGCAGGTGGCTTCGCTGCCATCCAAGGTGCGGCTGCTTTGGCAGGAGTTGAAAATAAAAACCTGCAGGCTACAATGGTTAAGCTGCAGGGAGCTATGGCCTTAGTAAGTGGATTGCAAGCCGTACAAAATACCTTACAGCAAGAGAGCGCAGCGGTGCAGGGCTTCCTTGCGTTGCGCACTAGCGTATTAACCGCCGCACAAACTGCTTACACTACGGCAGCAGCTGGCGCGATAGGCGCACAGAGGGCTTTAAATATAGTAATGGCCGCCGCTCCTTGGGCTTTGGCTATTGCTGCGATTAGTGCTATTGTAATTTCGATTGCGGGATATGAGGACAAAACTAAAAAATTGTCAGCAGCGCAAAAGAATTTAAACGATATACAGGACGATACAATTAAGAATTTTCAAGATGAGGCAAAAAGTGTAAGCGCATTACTGGCTATTGTAAACAGTCAAGCGGCCTCTATGAAATCACGCAAAGAAGCTTTAGCGGAAATTCAAAAAATATATCCAACCTATTTAAAAAATCAAGATTTAGAAAAGGTAAGTACTAAAAGCCTAAGCACCGCCACAACTAACTTAACGGCGGAAATTTTAAAGAACGCCAGAGCAAGGGCGGCCTCCGCAAAGTTGCAGGAATTACAGGGCAAGCTATTAGACATTGAAGCGGAAAAGGACAGGCGCAGAGTTAGCACGCTTAACGAGGTTAGTAGATTGCAAAGCATTGGAGCTAGCCCGTCGCAAACGCAAGGCTATCAGCAAGCGCAAGAGGGCTTAAACAAAGCTTTAAATATAAACGAGGCTGCACTAAGAGGGCAAGTTGAGGCGGTTATTAGATTGGCTACGGCTGAAAATTTAAACCTAGTCGCCACAACAGGAACCACTACCGCGATAAATAATCAAAAGGACGCAGTCAAAGGATTGACTACAGCCACTGAACAGCTGACCGCAAAGAATACAGGCGGCAGTTTGTTGGCTCCAGTTGACCCAATAGTAAAGCAATCAATGGCCGATGTATTGGCGGAGCTTGACAAAATCCCGCCTGCATTAGAAGGGGCTAAAGTTGAGCCATTATTTTCGGATGTTATTGAAGAGGGCCCTGCGGTTGTTGCTACTACCGTAGAGGTAAGCGACGCGTTTAAAACGATGGCAGACCGCAACAGTGCAAGTTTTCAACAGCACGCAAGCGCTTTAAATGCATCGGCAATTAAGACGGCAGAATGGGCGGCCAAAACAGAGACTGCGCTAGACGCTATTAATGCAGCCTTTGCCGAGTTACAAATGCAAACGGCTGAGAACATGGCGCAATTTATTGCAGACATGGCAACAGGCGAAGAAGGTGCAGGCAAAAACTTTGGTAAAAATATGCTAGGCGCGATTGCGGGATTTATGCAAACTTTAGGAAAGGCTTTGGTAACCACGGCCATAGCGTCGGAAGCCTTCCAAAAATTAATCGTAGCCAATCCGATAGCGGCGGCGGCTGCAGGTATTGCTTTGATGGCGGGTGCGGCAATCGTGCGTAATACTTTAGCGAACGGCCCAGAGGTCACAGCCTTTGCAGAGGGTGGAATTGTAAGCGGTCCAACGCTCGGACTTATGGGCGAATATCCCAACGCTCGCAGTAACCCTGAAGTTATAGCGCCGTTGGATAAGTTAAAAGGAATGTTAAAGAATAACGACAGTAGCAGCGGATTTGTAGCCTCTACAAGTATACAGGGGCGCGACTTGGCAATAGTTTTGGAACGATATAACCGCGATAGTAAAAGAGGATAATGGCACGCAAATACGTTGGAAGTTTTAAGAGCATACAGAATATAACCCACAGGGTAGAAATTTGGGACGGCCCCAACGGCACTACTCCCGAAATACTTACTGGCTTATATGCGACTCGCGTAACTGCTGCGGGTGGATACCAAGAGGCGGCGGGATGTTTGAGCACAAAGTTAGAGGCGCTAAATAGTTCCACAGAGTTAACGCTTGCAGGCGAGGGCTATAACATAACTAGGCAAGGCGAGGGCGACGATTTATATACAAACTACATACGACCTAGCCGAGTTGCTACTTATTGGGTTATGCCTAACGATACTGTGCTTAATGATTTTGAATCTATCGCCACAGTTACAGAGCAGTACTGGGCGATATTGATTTATAAGGACGGCGTTTTGGATTATGTCGGCAGAGTTTTAGCAGACCAGTTAACGCGCTTAAGAGAGTCAATGCAGGCAAAGCCAGTTATTGAATTGGTGGCAGTTGACGGGCTAGAGTTGTTAAGCGGTTACAAGGTAGATGCTAGTAACTTTAGCGACGGTAAAATAACAATAGCGCAAATGTTTAGGCGTGCGTTGGATACCCTAGCTTTAAAAGATTATTGGGTAGTGAACGGAACGCAAACGGATTACTTCCGCGAGGCCTCCACAGTTTATAACTCAGCAGCTTCACGCAAAGGCTTTGATTTAGAAGAGGTAGATATTAATACTTTTGTAACTGGATACGACCAATTTAAAGACGTAAGGGCTACGGATGTAAACCAATTTATTTACGCCGATAACGATATGCTAGATTACGCGCAAGCGTTAGAGCAGTTGTGCGAGGTGAAGCAAGCGCGCTTAATCCACTCGCAGGGTAAATACTGGCTTGTA